CGTCTGCTGTTTTAGATGTTGCCTTTACTTTGGCGGCTAAAGTTTGAAAGTCTAAACCCTGTCTCATGTCATTCTCCATTAGGGTTAGTGGTTGAAAATTTGGGGGTGTGTCAGGCTACCTCCAATCATGCCTGTTTCTCACACACCCCTCCTACGGAAAGAAAATTATTGCGACCATCCGCTTATCACGGAGTAGCAAAGCATATAACCAAGCTCACCTTGTTCTGAGAACCCCTCGACGCAAGCGTCAAATCCAGTGGACTGCGCTACAGCTTTAGCAACTTCCAAGTCCTGATAGACTTTGTCCTCAGCGGCTGAGTTTGGGAAACTCACTAAGCGAACTTTATAAACCATTTTCATTCTCCTCTCTGGAGGTGGCTTACGCCACCTCCCCTAAACGTGAAAAACCAGCTGGCTGAACGATGAAGCATTTGCCATCTTCATCACGAATAACATCACCGACTGAAACTGAATGCATCTTTTTGATACGCTTGATTGATGACTCAGGTCCGACATTTCCAATGTGGAAAACCTCATCGAGGTCGTTTGCCTCAATCTCACCAACAATCTCGTAGTGGGCGAGGAACGTAGATGGCGATACTTTGCCCTCCATGATTGAGTCGTAAAACTTGCCTTGCACACCAAGGTTGGTGAAGTTGCCATCGACGATGTGCTGGTCTTTTTGAAACTGACAAATTTGATATTTCATTTTCATTCTCCTCAAATCAGCGATTAGCTGACGTTCCAACCCAAGATGTCTGCGACCCAATCTTTGCCCATATCGTCAGCGAAAGCCATGACAACACCGTCACGGATCGAAGTGTCAAGGTCATCGATGTGGCACTTCAAAATTTGATAATCACCTTTATTGAAAAGCTGTTTCGCTCTGATCACATCGTTGCGGTCTTGGGCATACATATCAGACATATCTTTGTCCTTACCTTCCCAGTGGATGATCTCCTGCATCAGGTTGCTTTCCAGCTTCACAACATTTTCTAAAAACTTGTAAGTCATTTCATTCTCCGTAGGTTGTTTAGGTTCGACCTCGAACCCTTCAATAATTATGTTATAAAAAACTTTTCTGAGAAAAGAAAGCGTTTTTTTTGCTTTTTTCGATTTTTTTTTCGTATACAGCTAAAATCTTGGGTAGAGCAAAAAAATTGCTCTAAACTTTTTTTTGACAGATTGTATGGAAATTACATAGAGGCTGTCAGTGACGCTCCTAGCAAGCGTAAACGACTAATAAAAAAGGGACGACATACTTGGGATATGCCGCCCCACCTAGAGAATGAGACGACATTTTGTCTCAGAAAACACCAAACGTCAATACAGTTGTTTGTCTAAACCAAGTCTGTTAAATTTGATTTGCAGTAAATTTTCAGAGGAAAAATTATGGATATTAAATTAGTGAGTCCACAGGACATACTGCCATATCAGAATAATCCCAGAAATAATAGTGAGGCCGTATCTGTTGTTGCAACCAGCATACAAGAATATGGTTTTAGGCAACCCATCGTCGTGGATGAAGAAAACATCATATTGGCGGGTCACACGAGGCATCTTGCTTCTTTAGAATTAGGGCTTGATGCAGTGCCTGTTCATGTTGCGGCTAATCTTACAGAAGCGCAAAAAGCATCTTTCAGACTGATGGATAATAAATCATCTGAAATGTCTACTTGGGACAGAGACATGCTAAAATCGGAGCTGGCAAAAATAGCTGACTTTGATATTGATATGCAACTCACAGGATTCAGTTTGGAAGAAATAGCTAGGCTGTCAGGTGACGCTTTGTTACAATTTGCAACAGAGGTCGATGACGACGACCCAGTAGAGGAAGTGCTAGGCGATTATGAAATCACCAATGTAAAGATGGTGCATCTTTATCTAAACACTGAGACAGAACCTAAATTTAGAGAAATGTGCGCCACTCTTGAGTCATTTCTGGGCACTGACAATATGACAGACACCGTTTACAAGGTTGTGGAAAATGCCGTTGACAGAAAAAGAGCTACCCAAAATCCAGTCTGAGCCGATCAAGTTAGAGGTCGAGGCCAAATGTAGTTTTGATGAATTTGCTGATCGTGCAGGAACACAAGTTGACATTGGCGAAATACACACGTTGATCGACTATGATTGTGATGCCTATGATCCTGACGGCAATCCACTGTTCTTTTTTCGCAAAAACGTGCTTGATCCGAAAGTTTGCAAACAAGCGTATGGTGCATTAAGAAAAGCGGCGGCGGTGACGAATAACAGGGGCGATGCCGCTGGATATTTCAATCCAAACAATGATCCTAAATTTAGTTATCAGGGCTTTGTGAGCGGGGGCAAATCAAAAGCAAAACAGTTTCAGCGAATAAAAAGAGATGGCACTGTTTCCAAAACAGCAACAGCAAAAAGTGTTGAAAGTGGTATCGTTGGATACTTTGACAGAAATGTTCGAATGCCATACTGCCGCACGACGGCGTGGACACAAGAACATCTTCAAGAGTTTAGACAAGCCATACCTTATATCCAGCAAATTTCTCACGAGTTTCAAAAAGCCTGTCCTGAGAGATGGCAAGCTCAACATGAGGTGTGGTCAGACACACATCCAGATTTTCGAATAGAGAATACTGTATTTACCACTGTCACAGTAAACAGAAACTTTCGTACAGCCATTCACTGTGATGCTGGAGATTTCAAAGGCGGTCTTGGCAACATCGCGGTTTTACAGGCTGGTCAATTCGACGGCGGTTATACTTGCTTGCCAAGATATGGGGTAGGTTTTGACGTGCGAAATACAGATGTTTGTTTTTTCAATGTACATGAGTGGCATGGAAATACAGAGTTTATAGCCAAGAAGCCGTTTGAGAGAATTAGCATCGTTTGTTACTATCGAGAAAACATGATGGCTTGCAAGTCTGCACAAGAGGAACTTGAGATAGTAAAAAATAGAAAAAACATGGCAGGGCTAAACGTCATGGAGGACTAAATGACAGAGGTCACCCAAGATTATATTTTGGGCAGTTGTATAGACAACTTAACAACAGATAAATATGACTACTTTTTTAGCGGCACTCCATGCTATGAGGATTTGTCTGTATTTGGTGTTGATAAGAACAAGCCTGAAACATACAAGACGAAATTTTTAGATTGGTTTGTGCCAAGGCTAAAACCAAGACTTGGAACAGTAACAATAGCTTTCACAGGCTGTCGAAGATCCAATTCACAAATATTGCCAAAATTTTACTATCTCAATCAAACATTCTTCCAATATGGCTACATTTTGCGTGATACGAAGTATTATGTGAAAAAACGTGGATACGACGGTTACAGTCACACAATCGGTCACGTTTATACTTTTCAAAAGAAAAACAAAAAGGGCATCTATCATCTGCGTGATCGCAAGTTGTACTCAACTTATGGTCACGACCTCTGGGGGCCATTCGGCAAAGAAAAAGTTATTGATGGAGAGGTTGTCGCTCAACCAATTGAAGTCCCCCAATATTGCATCCAAAACTTTACCAATGAAGGCCATGTTGTTTACGACCCATTCGGCGGTCTTGGAACAACAGGTCTGGCGGCTAAATCCTGTGACAGGGGCTATCTGGTTTATGAGATACGGCCAGAAATACACAAGGTAGGCATGGGCTTGTTTAATGAGATCTGACATTGATTACAGGCTTGATGAAAATCGGTTCATTGGTTTTGATCTTTTTTATCGATTCATGCTGGAAACGCATGATTGGTCTCCTGACATAAACGTCGAAACTTGGATTGCCTCTGACCTTGGGTTTGATTATGAAAAACGCTGTGTGATGGGTTTATTCCACGGCGCAACTTATGCTGGCCCCTGTGAGACAATGTTCTCAGATCAGTTCCCTGTTTTTACGCCTGACGTTGCTGATCAAGCGGTCGAGTTTTTCTATGACAACAAGAAGCGATTACTGTTTAGCCCCGACTGTAAATATCGAAAGCTAGTGTTTGAGAAATTTTTACAAAGTGTTTGCGCATCGCTAAAAAAATATGGATCGCTTGGCAGATATATTTCTGTATCACTACAAAAAGACCCAGTGTCAAACTACAACAACCTCAAAAAGAGATGCATGCGCGACTGGTATCACTGGGGCAGGATGGGACACTGGTGTTTTACAGAAGCATTGACAAAATTTATTGATGCCCCGCTTTTGCCCCCAACCATGGAGTTTGCCGACGGCGATAGCCACAGAGCGGGCTGGGCTTTTTGCATTGGCAAAGACGAATGGGATAGAAAAACCGTTAGCAAGGATGCCATTGCGTATTTAGAGGCTACAGCGGCTGATTATATTCGAAGTGTCAACCATCCAGATGCTGGTTTCCTTAGCTTAGAAACGGCCTGTTGCAACTATAAACGCCAACACAAAGGCAGTCGTTATGGCGGTTGCTATATCGATGAGCAGTCTTGGGAAATGGACTACATGAGAGAGCTTTGGCCTGAGTACCAATGGCTTTGGGATAAATACATGGAAGGTAGAAAAGCTGTGATACCGCATAGTCTGCTTGCTGAATTGCATCCTGATAGTCAGACGTCGGATTCAGCTTATGTCTCAAGCTGGAACAATGCCCTCAAGAAATATGGTCGCATACCCAGAGTGGAAGCCTATTTCAACGGCCAACCTCAAGAATGGCATGATTTAGAAAAGATGAAGGAAAGGTGGGTGTGCTTTGAGCAATAAACTCAAATGCCTTGCGATTGGTGGGGAGCCAGCAACAGGCAAAACAACTCTCATGAAAACAATATATTCAGAGTTTGATAATCCACAGACTTTACGATTTGGCCTGTTATGCGGACACTATGAACAAAAAAATAATCTGGCTTTAATGGGCATATATGCAGGGTGGACGGGTGAGTCACAGAAGTTTGAAGGGACTGATCGACTGTCCATGGCGGTCAATAAAGATTTTCTCCAATACATGGAGATGAAAAAGCGCAATATATTGTTCGAGGGCGACAGGTTATTTAGTCTCAATAATCTGAGATCAATAAATCATTTGTATCATTTGCGTGTGATAGTATTAGAACAGGATGAAGATACCCTAAGAAAAAGGCATGTCACAAGACAGGACACACAGTCAGAGAAATTTCTCAAGGGGAGAAAAACAAAGATACAGAACATTTTGGATGCCAAAGACTTGCCAATTGAAAAGTGGAAATTAGATGAGATAAATGATACAGTTCGTCTCAGCAACAATATTTGGTCATGGTTGACTGCTGATATTCGATGATAATTAGGTGATACCGAATGGCGAAAAAACTGACAGAAGAATTATCTAGAACGATGCTGATGGAATATTGCGAGGGCGAGTTACAGGATGATGGTAGCCGTCTGACCATCAGCTTGGATAAACTTGTCACAAAATATGGGGTGGCTAGGGCTACCCTGTTTCGACGCGCAGACAAAGAAGATTGGAGCGGTCAGCGCACAGCATTTCTTGCAAAGGCTCGTCAAAACATACAAGACAATCGTATCAAAGACATTGTTGCTGAAGCTGGCAAGCTAGACAGGGCTTCACTGGCAATCGCCAGTGGTTTGCTTGGACGGGTGGCAAACAAGCTGAGACAGGCTCAAGCTGAAGATCAGAATGGTAGAGACATCTTGAGTGCAGAGCAGATAAGAGCTTTAGCTAACACTGCCTTGACTGCACAGAAGATTGGCAAATTAGCTTTAGGTGAAGCAAGCGAAATCACAAAGGTAAATGCTGATGTTACAGTTCCAGACAGCTTTAGACAAGTCATGTCAGAATTACACGCAGTTAGGGAATCAAGGGCTGAGAGGTTCAGCCCAACTATTCAGTGATTGGCTAAGCACTGCGAGAAAAGCGCAATTAACGCCAAGCGATGCGCTTGACGGCTCATCTTGGTTCATCTGGCTCATTTTGGCTGGTCGAGGTTGGGGCAAGACAAGAACAGGCGCAACTGACATTGCGATGTACGCAGTAGAAAATCCAAACAGTTTATGCGCGGTCGTTGTGCCGACGTTTGGCGACATACGCAGAGTTGCGTTTGGGGGACCATCAGGGCTGATGTCGGTGATTCCAAGAGAGTGTCTGTTGTCGGGGTCTGGACAAGGGTACAATGTTTCCAGTGCAGAAATAAAACTTTGGAATGGTTCCAAGATACTTGGGTTCAGCGCAGAGGAGCCTGATCGATTAAGGGGACCGCAATTTCACAGAGCTTGGTGCGATGAGTTAGCGGCATGGAAAAACCCTGAGACGTTCGATCAGCTAATGTTCGGGCTCAGATTAGGCGAAAGTCCAAGGTGTATAATTACTACAACGCCAAAACCCACTAAAATTATTCGCAACCTGATGTCTAGACCTGACGTTCACATACACCGTGGATCGACCTTTGATAATGCCGCTAATCTTGCTCCTCAAGCTCTAGAGGCTCTTAAGGAAAGGTATGCTGGAACCAACTTAGGCAGACAAGAACTTTACGCGGAAATACTGGATGACACGGAAGGTGCGCTTTGGACGTATGACAATCTGGAGCAGACGCGACGAACAGTAGAACAAGTGCCTGATTTGGTGAGGGTTGTGGTCGCTATAGACCCTGCTGTGACCAACAATGAGGGGTCGGACGAAACAGGCATTGTCGTGGCTGGCGTAGGGGTCGATGGAAGATATTATGTGTTGGATGACTATTCTGGTAGAATGAGTGCAGACGTCTGGGCAAGAACATCTGTGCAAGCATATTACAAGTACGATGCTGACCGAATAGTGGCAGAGGTAAATAATGGTGGTGATCTGGTTGAAAGACTGTTAAGAACAATAGATACGGCTGTGCCATACACACCTGTCACAGCATCAAGAGGTAAGTTGGTGAGGGCTGAACCCATAGCCGCGATGTATGAACAGGGCAAGGTGTCACACGTTGGGACATTTCCACAGTTGGAAGAACAGCTTTGCACTTTCACGCTAGGGAGCAGAACATCACCAGATCGATTGGATGCTCTAGTCTGGGCATTAACGGAACTTAGCTTGTCCAGCGGGAAGGCTGTATGGAGAATTTCATAATGGCAGGCATCAGAGATTTTTTTAATTTTTTCCAATCAGCACCAGCAGAGACTAAGGAAGCCCCACAGGTTGTTTTGAATGTCAACAACTCTCACCATTACCGCAAAGACAATTATGAGGCCTACGCAGACGAAGGTTACAGAAAAAATGCCATTGTTTACAGGTGCGTAAATGAGATTGCTCATGGTGCCGCTTGCATACCCTTTAAGTTATTCCAAGGCGATGACGAATTAGACGAACACCCATTGCTGTCACTTTTGCGACGACCCAACCCCACACAGGCTGGTGTCGAATATTTCCAAGCGGTCTACTCATATCTTTTGTTATCTGGAAATAACTATGCGATCCGATCTGATGTCAGTGGAGAGGTCAGAGAGCTTTATCTGCTAAGACCAGACCGTGTAAGGGTAAAGCCAAGCAAGACCGCTACCCCTGAGGCATATCAATATGTGATAAACGGTAAGGTCATAAAGACGTATGACGCTGACCCGCTGACAGGTGAGTCAGAGGTCAAGCATATGAAGCTATATAACCCATTAGATGATTACTATGGGTTATCACCATTGATGGCGGCGGCAGTTGACATCGACAACCATAATGAAATCAATCGGCACAATATTAGCTTACTGAGGAATGGCGCAAGGCCAAGTGGCGCAATCGTTTTCAAACCTGCCAATGACAGAGGTCTACCCATCCAGCTTAGTGATGGGCAACGGCAACAGCTCAAGGATGATTTAGATGTTAAATATACAGGCGCGGCTAATGCGGGTAAGCCGTTACTGTTGGAGGGCGATTTTGATTGGCGTGAAATGGGCCTGTCGCCTAAAGACATGGATTTTCTCCAGCAGAGAAATATGGCGGCGAAGGACATCGCTCTTTGTTTTGGCGTGCCAAGTCAACTCATTGGCATACCTGACGCGCAAACGTATGCAAATGTCCAAGAA